TCTGGGCGAACCACCGGCGCTGCTGGTAGCTGCCCGAGATGGCCGGGTAGTCTCCCGGGGTCTCGAAGAGCGGCCGCGGAATCGGCGGCGTCACGGCAAAGTCCGGGGTGAACCCGAGGTCGCGGAACGTCGTGGTCGTGGACGTGCCGATGAAGCCATAGACCCCGTTGCCCGCGCCCCCGTCACCGTAGAGGTAGTACTCGGCGGCCTCCGGCACGGCGGTCCAGGTGAGCACATGCGGGGCGTCTGGGGTGGGCGCGCCCGCACTCGTGAGCTCGACGACAGACCCGACCACGCTTTCCTCGTAGGTCTCCTCGCGCGCGGCCGTCACGGCATAGCGATAGGTGCGCGTCCCGCTCGAGCCCGCGGTCCCCGTGAGGCCCGTGGGCGCGGGCATGCTCGGGGTGGTCGTGACGGGCCGGAGGATCCACCGCGTCAGGCTCTCGTAGACCAGTTCGTGGGGACGGACCTGGACGTGCGTGAGCGTGATGACGCGCCCATCCTGGTGCCAATAGGGCAGATGCGGCCCGAACGGCGACGGCAGCTCGAGGATGTCCGCCGGCATCGGGTACCAGGTGCCGGGAAACTGGTCCGGCTGCTTCGCCGTGTTGGCGACCTTGGCGTAGTAGTTGACCCCCCCGAACCGCACCAGGTCGCCGATGCCGTACGCCTGGCTGCTCGACCAGGCCGGTGGCGCCTCGGCGAGGCGCACGAGCGCCCCCTGCTGCCAGAACCGCAGGTAGCCGTCGCCGCACTCGATGACCACGCTCTCGCCCGGCACCTCGGAGACGTAGCGCAGGAGTTGGACGGTGGCGCTCGCCGTCTTGAGTCGGCCGCAGAAGCGCAAGCCCGGCCGATAGGTGACCCCGCCTTCGCGGCGGACGAGAAAGTTGCGGCACCGGCGCAGGCCGGTCACGTACTTGCCCTGATCGGCCCGTGCCGAGACGGCCGGCGAGAGCTCCCCGCCCGCAAACGACCGCTGGATCACGCTCTCGGTCGCCATCAGCGTCCCCGGATCCAGTCGGCGTCTTCCTCATCGAGCGGCCGCTGCCGCTCGCGCGCGTCGAGGACCTTGGCCTGGGCCAGGACCGCCCGGTACTGCTCCCAGGCGTAGGCCGCGAGGCGCTCGCGGCTCAGCCGGTGGGCCTGGCGCACGGCCGGCTGATCGTGCGCGACCTCGGTCGCGCTCGGCCCCCGGCCGAGCTGCTCGGGCTGCTCGGGGACCTCCACGCCCACCGAGGGCGCCAGCACGGCGGCCAGCCGCCAGGCCAAGGCGTCGCGGAAGAGCGAATCCGCGCGGAGCACGGCGCGCGCGATGCGCGCCGTGTACTCGATGGTCGGGTGCTGGCGGTCCGTGAACAGGACCGCCCCGGTCTCCTCCGCCGCGACGTGGAAGGCCGCCGGCTGCGGGTCGACGTGCCGGCCGGTCTCCGTCACGATCCGGCGGACCAGCACGCAGTCCGACGGGAGCCGGTAGGCATAGGTCCAGTCGGGATTGACCGGCGCGCTCGCGCTCCCGGCGGCAAGCACCAGACTGGTCGCGTACCGCGTGGCGAACGCCCACGGGTGATCCCGCAGCGTGGCCCGCAGTTCGTGCTCGAAGACCAGGCGCGCGGCGGCCGCCTCGCGGCTCTGGTCCGTGAGGCTCGGGATGGTCGGCGCCCCGATGCGGACCAGCGCCACATTGACGACGGCCAGGTTGGCCGCCTGCGCCTCGGCCGAGGCGTCGGGGTCGGCCGGATCGGGGGCGGCCGGCGGTCCCGGCACGGCGAGCCGGATCTGCTCGGCGGCCCGCCGGAGCGCCGCCTCGTAGTTCTCCCGCGCCCAGCGCTCCTGGTCCGCCATCCGCGTCAGCGCCGGCGCCAGCTCCATCGCGAGGCGCCACGCCACCGCGTCCTTGAAGAGTTCGTCCCCGGTGTACGCGGGGCACCGGACCCGCGCGGTGTACTCCAGGACCGCCGGCGACACGTTGGCGTAGATGACCCCGCCGCCCGAATCGCGGCCGAGGCCGAAGGGCGGCGGCGCGGGGTCAATGGCCCCGCCGCGCGCCCCCACGAGGCGGCGCGGGAAGAGGCAATCGGCCGGCTCGCGGTAGGCGTACACCCAGTCGGCGTTCACAGGTGACGACGGGCTCCCGCCGACGGCCGTGAGCGTCGCGTACTGCGTGGCAAACGGCCACGGGTAGTCGCGCAGGGTGGCCTCGATGGCGTGCTTCACCGTCAGCAGCGCGACGGCGGCCGCCTCGCTCGTCTCGAGCTGCCCGTCCTCGTCGATCACGATGGGGCGACTGATGCCGATGCGCGCGAGCGCCAGGTTGACCAGGCGCACCGTATACCGGCAGCAGCCCAGGTCGGTCCCCGGCAGCGCCGTCGTGCAGTCCCAGTCGGGCTGGTCCGGCGGCGGCGGGGCCGGCGGGGGCGGCGGCGGTTCCGGCGGCGGCGGGGCCTCCGGATTGGGCGACGGGCTCGGCGGCGGGGGCCAGCGCGGCGGACTGTCGGACAGGACCGGCTCGTAGGTGCCGGGGGCGGCCCAGCCGTTCTGCCCCGCCTGGTCGCCGCCCCAGAGGATGAGGAACGAAAACGTGACGCCGCTCGTATTCAGCGAGCTGCCGACCTGGAAGCCATTGATCGCGCCGCCCGTGAGGTAGCCACTGGCGCGCTCGGTCCCGTTCACGTCGGTCGACGTCGTGCCCGTGTGACTGGGATCGCGGAAGGTGCCCGCGCCGCTGCTGTGGTTGACGACCAGCACAAAGAGCGGGTATTTCCCGGGGCCATCGGCGAGGGTGATCGACCGAGACGCCGCGCCATCCCCGACGTAGCTGCCGAGGGCGAGGACCCCGCTCGCGGTGCCGTCGGAGCGCCGCCAGGCGAGCACGCTGTACTGGCGGCTGTCGACCGCGCTGAAGTCCGTGCCCGATCCGAAGCGGATCTCCCCGGGCACCACGGTGACGGCATTGGCGATCGCCCCGCTCGAGACGCGGGTCGCGGCCTCGCCGACATGGCCGAGGCGGCTGTGCCAGATGAGCCCCGAGCTCGTCGTGCCACTCACATCCTGCCGCTGGGCCACCACCGCCTCGGCCGTCCAGTCGTCGACCAGGAGGCGCGCGACGAGCGGCCAACTCGGATACGTCGACCTGACGCCCCCGGCGGCCGTCGCACAGAGGAACCGCGCCCCCGGATCCATGAGCGCGACGTAGGCGTAGGTCGCCCCGGTGTCGTTCGCCCCGCCCGCGCCGATGCGGACCGTGTAGGCTTCCTGGGTCGCGGCCGGCGACGGGTCTTGGAGCACATCCGGGACGGCCACGGGGGTCGTCCCGACTTGCACGCCCCGCTGGCTGGCCAGGTAGGTGCTCCCCCACAGGATGGGCGGCACGTTGGCGCCCACCTTCCGGATCCAGAGGACGTGGACGGGGGCCGGGAAGCGCAGATCCTGCCCTGTGCCGTTCCCCGTATAGGTCCCCGCGCGGAGGAGCACGGGCGACAACGGGGGCAATCCCGCCCGCGCCCACGGCGACCAGGGATACGGCGCGTTGTGGAGGCCCGCGAAGGGCGGCACGGTGGGCGTCTCCGCGTCTACCCCCGCCTTGAGGTCTTCGGGACCGAAGACGCCGAGCAGCTCGAGCTGGCCGAGGAGTTGGGCGACGGAACTGGTGGACGTGTCGTTCGGCCGCCGGTACCGGAGCGTGATGACCAGCTCCTCGACCCAGTACGTGGCCGACGGCGGGGCGTTGGTGTCGTCCGCCGTGTGCGCCTGGATGCACCGCCACACGCCGCCGGCGGTCAGGACGTGGTTCCCGACCGTGTACGTCTTGCCGCTGACCCACGGCGCCGCGTCGGGATAGAAGGTCTGCAGGCGCAGGGGCTCGGTGCGCCCGGCCTCGCCACGCCAGAGCACGACCCCACGGGCGAGCGCGCCCCCTTCCGAGAGGGGCTTCAGGTCGGACACGCCGCCGGCCATCTCAAAGCCCAGTTGGCCCGATTGCGTGCCGCCGCGGCTGCTCCACGTCTCGACGGCCAGGGCGACGAAGCCGACCGCGCCCGGCACCTGCATCATCGGCCCGGCGTCCGTGCGGATCGACAGTTCCGCATTGGCGACGTTGCTGGTCAGGGCCGTCGCCGTCGTCTCGTTGATCGGCCGCTGGGCGAGCCAGCGCCAGTCGCCCTGCCACGACGCCAGATCCCCGCCGGTGGGACGCAGCAGCACGACGTGGCTGCCCCGCAGGAAGTCAACGGAGGGGGCCGCGGAGCCTTGGGTGGCGGAGAAGGCATCCAGGAACGTCGGCAGCGCACTGGCGATCCAGTCATCCACGTCGTACGCGAGGGTCGTGGCCTCGCCGCGGTCATCCCCCACCCGCGACCAGGCCTGCACGGCGTTCGAGCCGAGGCCGCCGGCGCCCAGGTAGAACTGCCCGATCTGGGTCCCGTTCAGGTACACCGTGAGAAAGCCTTCCACCCCGCTCGGCTGCGCGGCCCGCCAGCCATAGGCCAGGTCGAGCCGATACCAGCGGCCGAGGGCCAGTTGGCCGACCGTCGCCAGCAGCGTGCGCGGATCGCCCGTGCCGCCGCTCGTCTTGTAGATGGCGATCTGCCCCGTGGCGGTGAGGCCGAGGACGAAGCCCACGCCGCTCTGGGCGAACACCGTGGTGCGCCACACCTCGCCGGAGTCAAAGCGCCGGACCCGGAGGTACAGGCGCTCCCACACCTTGGCCGCACTCGTGCCATCGGGATGTTGGGCGCTGTACTGGACATAGGCCGCCGCGGATTTGCCTCTCAGGGCGAGCCCCAGGCCGAATCCCGTCCGGGAGGCGTCGCGCGTGACGAACACCAGCCCCGTAAAGCCGGCCCCGGTCCCCCTCGTTTCAAACCCCTCGACCCAGAACCGCTGGGGGATGGGGTGCTTGTACTGACCCTCCCCCGGCTGTTCGTCGTCCGGGGTCGTCGCCGGCGCGGCGTAGGCGAAGCGGGCGACCCAGTAGAACCGCGTGGTACCGCCTAAGCCGAAGGTGAAGACCTTGATCAGCCAGTTCGTCCGCGTGAAGGTCGCGACGTCGCGCGGGAAGGGGTACGCCGGGTCAAACCACGCGGACAGCAGACACGGCGCCTCAAACGGGTCAGTCGGCTTCAGGAGCGGGAGGGCCGGGGGGTAGGTGGGCGCCCACTCGACCGCCGCGCCGCCCTCGGGCGGGCCGGGGTTGTAGGGCGCGCGGATGACCCCATTGGGGTACTGCGCGGTGAGCGCGCTGACCTGCGCGGCGTCCTGCAGGTAGACCAGGTACTCGAGGTACTGGGTCTTGGCCATCGCGCTAGAGCTGGTAGAACACGTGCCGGCCCTCCCGGGCCACGACCGCCTCGGGCCTGGCCCAGGCGGGCGTGACGCCGACCGCGTGGTAGTGGTTCGCCCGCGTCACGGGGCTGGGGGCCGCGAGCACCAGGTCGGCCGCCGCCACGGCGTCGGCCCAGGCGGGATCGTCCTCGCTCGGCCACGCCAGGCTGTTCGGGTCGCCGGCCAGAAAGCTCGAGAACTGGGCGCGCTGCGTGATCACCGCGATCGGCGTCTCCGGCCACCGCGGGTCGCGCATCCGGTTCTCGATGACCTGCGCCACCAGGAGTTTGCCCAGGAGCGACTCCCCGCGCGCCTCGCGCCACACGGCCAGCGCAATCGCGAGGCGCCGGAGCAGGCGGGCGGCCTCCGTCATGGCGCCCCCCGCCACGCGGCCACGGCCGCCTCGGCCACCCGGACGAGCGCCTGGGCCACCAGCGTCATGACGGCGACGAGTCCGGCCATGAGCTTCCACGACCCGCCGGTCGTCGTGACGACCCGTTCGACGACGGCCAGGCGGACCTCATGCGTCTCCAGCCGCCGGTCGCGCTCGGTCAGGGTCTGCTCCAGCCGGTCCAGGCGCCCGCCCAGCTCGCGCAGCAGATCCGCCTTCAGGAGCTGGAGATCCTGCCGCGTGGCCACCGCCGTCTGCATCCGCTACTCGCCGAGGACGGAGGCCGCGCCGGTCGGCGCGCGGTCCTCGCGTCCGGGCGTCCTCGCCTGCAGGATCGCGTCGTGCTCGCGCTGGATCGCCTGCTGGGCCGTCGTGACGCGCTCGGGCGTCGACGGCGGCACGCGCGCCATCCACCGCGCGTTGTAGGCGTGGGCCGGGATCGTGAACACATCACCGGGCCGGCGCCGCACATGCTCGTAGTAGCCCATCTCCAGCGCCCGCACCTTGAGGGTGGGCGCCGCCTCGTCCGCCGCTCGGGTGGTCTTCGCCATCGGCTCCTCCTCCTCTCCGCCGCCGCGCGGCGGGAGGCCGGACCGTCCAGCCTCCCGCCGCGGGTCGCTACACGACGTAGCCGCTCTGGTACGCCTGCGCGGCGACCGAGAACAGGTCGCGCGCCGTCAGCCACGCGGTGAACGTCACCGCGGCCGCCGCCCCGGTCTTGGCGACCTGGAGGCCCAGGTAGCGCTTGGTGGGGAAGCCCGGCGGAATCGGCAGGAACGACAACGCGCCTTGCGCGAGCTGCGCCGCCGAGAACGGGTAGCTCGCGACGACCTGCGGGCTCGACAGGTTGGCGTTGTCGCTCTGGATCACCTGGAAGGTGTAGGTCTCGCCGCCACTGGTGACCGCCGCGACGTCGATGGCCACGCCGAAGCCCAGCGGTTCGCCCGTGCCCACCCGCCGCGTCGGCGTCCCGGTGCCCAGGTCGATGCTGTGGGTCGACACATCGGTGTCGGCCCCCGCGACCGCCTGCGCGTCACTGACGAGCAAGAAGTTGTCGACGTACATGGGTCCTCCTTTAGGCGACGGCCTGTTCCGTGTTCAGGATGGCGTCGCAGGTGGCGATGGGGATGCCCCGGAACGTGGCCCGCTCCACGCCGTCCACCTCGGCGAACGTGATGCCGCCGCCACTCTGGACTTTCTTGTACCGCTGGACGTCCAGGTGCGTGTAGACGGTGCGGTTCATGTACCAGGCCGCCCGCCCGAGCGTGAGGCTCGGGACTTTGTGGACCGCCCGGATCATGAGCGGGATCAGGTCCGCTTCGCTCGAGGTCCCCAGGTCGCTGACGTCGATGTTGGCGATGCGCACCACGTACCGCCAGTCGCGCAGCGCGATGCCGGCCTTCCACTGCCAGCGCTCCTGATAGGCGCGCAGGCGGGCACCGGCGATCCCGTTGGCGTCCTGGATCGTCACCTCGCCGTAGTCTTCGTGGGTGAGCCCCGCGGTCGTGCCCTTGGGGAAGATCCCGTGGACCGAAGTCTGGCCCCACACCACCAGCCAGATCGAGGTGTTGTCCGAGCCGGTGCCGCCGGCGCTGAGGATGTTCTGCCCGTTCGGCGCCGCGAGCGACGAGTAGCGCGGGGCCAGCCCCGTGAACTCCTCGGGCGCGACGCCGCCGTTGCCGTAGAAGAGCGTCGAGGCCATCTCCTGGTTCATGGCCTCAATGAACGCCTGCGCCTCGCTGAGCCTGAACTGCGCGATGTTGCCATTCAGGCGGGCGAGGTCGCAGTCCACCTCGGACCAGGCTTCCAGGATGCCGCACTGCTCGTCGATCTGGGCGGTCGTGGACTTGCTCGGCTGCACGCCCTGATTGAGCAGGCGCCAGGCGACCGCCGGCAGCCCCGTCCGCACCGTCGTCCGGTGGCCGGTCGGCAGGTTGCCTTCGATCCAGAGCATATCGGTCAGGATCTCGTTGGTCTGACTGAGGAGCTCCACGATGACCGGGACTTTGCCATCCGGGTCCAGCCGTTTGGCCCAGTCCGCCAGCGTGGCGCAATTCGGACTCAAGACAGCCATGGCGTACTCCAGGGGTCAGGCGCGCCGGTCGGCCCCGTAGAGCACCTCTTCGGCCGCGCGCGTCCGCCCGGCCGCGTGCCCCACCGGGACCTGATCTTCGGCCATCGCCTGCCCGATGCGGGCCAGGAGCACCACCAGGGGTGGATAGTTCCCGAGGCCCGTCTTGTTGAGGTTCCGGCGGAGGGCCGCCCCCTCCGGCGAGGACGCCGGGAGGAACCGGTCGAGCACCCGCTGGACGGCCACCTGCGTGGCGGCCAGGCGGGATCCGCCGACTTCCGGATGGGCCTGGAGTTGGGCGAGCAGGCGC